GTGATAAATGGAAATGCAGAAACTCATTTTATTAATGCAACTGTGGATGATAACAGAGTGTCTGAAATGACTACTTATTCGTCTAAGAAAATAGAGGATTCTATTAGCAGTATACAGCTTATAGATACCAGTATAAGTATTACAGATGCTAATGATAGATTTACAAGTGATAAGTTAGATGGAGTATTAGAGGAAATAATGGTAGAAATAAGTGGTCAAAGAACTAAAGGAATAACTATAGTGAATAATTTAATAGATATGATTTAATAAAGGAGAGTGAAAAATGGCAACAAAATTAGAAGAAAATGCAAAACTAAGAGAAATGATAGATACATTAGAAACTGCAAAAAATGATTTGCAAGTAGGTAAAAATAATATAGCTGATGTTCTAGGTTCACCCTTTACAGGGAATGACAAGTTAGATACAACTAGGAATACATTAAATTCAATTAGAAGTACTTTTGTTTCAAACCTAAATAAAAAAGGCGTATCAACTGCAAGTAATACACCTTTTAAAATATTAGTTGAAAATGTAGGTAAAATAGAACAAGGAAATGTGAATGTTCCAATTTGGTATAAACCAAAAAATCTTTCAATAACCACGGCTTCTGATTCTTATATAAGAAATGATAACTATGCTGCGGCTATAGGCGAAGAAGTTTTTTTCTTTATTAAATACGACAAAAATACAATGTATCTCAGAAAATATAATACTATAGCAAATTCTCTTACAAGTCTTGCATCTCCAGCATATAACACTAATTTTTTACTTGTAAGTTATAATGACGAAATTTATCAAATAGGTGGATTATCTGGTAGCACAGCTTTAAGTACTTGTAAAAAATATAATGTAAAAACTTTAACTTGGAGTTCTTTACCTAACATGGGAGCTAATAGATTTGGAGCAGGTGGAGAAGCATATAAAAATCAAATACATGTTTTTTATGGAAAGAAAAATACTACTGACAGTGTAGCTGTTAATACCTCTGAATATTTTCTTGTAGATACAAATACATGGACCAATAAAGGGAATTTACAACTTTCAAAATACGCTGGTTACACTTGTGCAAAAGGTTCAAATAATTTTGTTGTATATGGTTTAAGTGACCCAAATAATGTTTATTCTGTAATAATAGCTAATTATAGTCCAATAGCTGGAACTATAAGCGGTAGATATGGTACATCAGAGTCATTTGTTGTACCTATAAAAAATTATTTGCTTTTAGGTAATTACGATTATTATTCATCTGGTAAGTACACAACCATAGCATTTGGGGAAAATGGGAGAATTTTTGAAAGAAATTTAGGAGATTTAAGAATACCATCAAGTTATGACATTAAAGCTGTTTCAGTTGAAGATAAATTTGTATATTATTGTTCAAATGGAAATATTATATGTTTTATACCAGAACTATAAAATTAGTAACTATTTGTTTAGAAATGGTTACTTAAAAAAGTAAAAGAGATAGAAATTTAAACTATTCTAAAAACAGCTTTATATTTTAAATTAATTTACTTTAATGTATAAGGTAGTAAATTCAAAGATTACAAAAGTATTAAGTAACCATTTCTAAACGAAAGGATACTTAAAAAGGAGGAAGGAATTTAATGACTATAAAATTAGAAGAAGATTCAAGTATAAAAGAAGTTATGGACTCTTTTGAGAATATAAAAAATGACCTTCAAAATGCTAAAGACAACTTAGCTAGTACATTAGGAAGTCCTTTTGTTTCAACTGATTCATTTAGCATTACTAAAACAAAAATACAAACTTTCAAGAGTACATTAGCAACTAATTTAACAAAAAAAGGTGTTTCAACTTCTTCAAATGAAACAGTTCAAAATATGGTAAATAAAGTTTATAATATTGAACTAGGAAATACAGACATACCAAACTGGTATAAACCTAAAAATATAATTTTAGATGGAGCTTCTTCAAGTTTAAAACCATATCCACCTTGTATAGCTGTAGATAATTATGTATATTTTCTTGATAATACTAGTTCAGTAATGTATTTTAAACGTTATGATACACTAACAAATACTAGTACTTCTCTAGCAGCTCCAACATTTCGTGAAGAAGCTTCAATGATTTATTATGATGGGTATATTTATGTTATTGGCGGATATAATAATGGTTCAGCCATTTCAAGTTGTCAAAGATACAATATAAGTGCAAATTATTGGTCATCTATACCTAATATGATTACTGCTAGAGGTGGAACTTGTGGAAACTCCTATTCTAATGAAATACATGTACTGTATGGTTATATAGATACAAGTAGTTCAACTACAACAAGTAATATTAGTGAATATTACAAAATTAGTACAAATACTTGGTCAACTAAATCAACTTTAACAGCTTCTAGATATAGAAGGTTATTTGTATGTGCAAAAACAAATACTTATAATTTTTGTATAACAGGAGGAACAGACCCTGATGGTTATTGGAGTCATTCTATAAATGTTTATAGACCAGACATTGGTAGTTTTACAAAACTTGAAAGTTGGGATATTGATTTTGCTGTAGAAATTAACAATATGTTATATATAACACATAAAAGTAATACAACTTTTTATGTTAAAACGTATAATCAAAATGGATTAATAACTACCAAAACTTATGACCTTAAGACAACAATACCTAATAATACTTCAATTAAAGCGGTTTCGGTAAAGAATAAATTTATATATTATTATGAGAATAGTAGGTATAAATGTTTTATACCAGAATTATAAAAAGGAGAAAATAAAAATGATAAAGATATGGGATAAAAAAGAAAAAATAAATGGAGTAGAAGCAGAAGAAATTTTAAAAGGTAATTATGATTTCCAAACAAGCGAAGTGTTTTTAATACTTGATGATTATGGAAGAGTTACAAATATAGAGTCAGTTAATACAATTAAATCTATATATAAACTAGATAAGAGTTTGACAGCTTTAGAAACAGCAGAAAAATATTTAGAAATGCATAAGAAACAAGAAGAAGAGATAAAAGCACATGAGGAACTAGAAAAAAATTCTAAAAATGCAACTATAGCTACACACGAAGAAGTAAAAGCATTAAGAGAAGAAACAGCAGCGTTAGCTTTTGCAATGATAGAAAAGGAGTTGATATAGAAATGTGGTATAAAATAATAAAAAAATACTATGAGGATGAATTATGGACTAAGGAACAAGTTAAGACAGCAGTAGAAAAGAATAAGATAACAACAATAGAATATAAAAATATCGTTGGAGAGGATTATATTGTATAGTCCTTTTTTAATTTTATATAGTAACTATTTGTCAAGGAAAGAGTTACTAAAAAGTTTTATACTTGTTTATTTTGCTTGTTTTTCTATTAAAAATAAAATTATTTATATTATATATACTTTGTAAAAATTACTTAAAATCAATCACTTTTCTATTTCAAAAAGTAACCTATTCTTGACAAATGGTTACTAAGAAAGTAGAAAGGTGATATTTTTTATGATAGAAAAATTAAACGAAAATGCTAGTCTAAGTGACTTAATAACCACTTTTGAAAATAGTACAAAAGAATTAAAAGCAAGTAAAGATAATTTTACAAATTTGTTAGGCAATCCATTTTTGGAAAGTACTAAATTTACAGAGTTTGAGGGTAAAATGCAAAATCTTATGAACACTTTTAAAGAAAATTTAAAAAGTAAAGGCGTAAATAGTGGTAATACAGAGTCTTTATTGTCTTTAATTAATAAAGTTGACAACATACATATACCTACGCCAATATATACAGCAAGTGGCGAGTGTATTATTGATAGTAAAGGTACATGCAAAAGATATACAATTAGTACTAATGGAGATGTTTACTACGTTAGAATTAACTTAAATTTTTATCCGAAACTCGTCGTTATGTATAATACTGGCGGAGCTAGTAAATATTTTACAACTAGCTATTTTTGTAGTTATGTTCCTTTTATTGCTTCAACAGTAGAAAGTTATACGACTTATTTACTTGATAAAAGCGATAGTAATATACAAGTTCAAAAAGGAACATGTATTTTACCTATAGTTTACAGTAAATATGGTAGTTCTAGTTTTTATTTTTACGCTATAGGTTAAGGGGTGATTTTATGAATGATTATATAGAAGTAGGAAGAAGAATATTTTTTGATGAAGAAGGCGAAATAATATTCTATGAAGGACAATCGAAAGGAAATGTTCCAGAGCGAAAAAATATTAAAAAAATAGAATATATAGATTTGGAATACGATTATGTTGATTATGATAAGTACAAAATAAAAGGTATAAATATAGAGACTAAACAGCCAATTTTAGAAGAAATACCAATCTATATGAGTGAAGAAGAAAAGAGAATACAAGAATTAGAAAATCAAATATTGATTGCAGAAAATGAAAAAGTAGGAGGATTATTATAAAGAACACAATAATGTTG